TTCTGTTAATTGCATCCGCATAAACAACAATAGCTGGTGGCATTGTAAAACTTGGACTGGTATAATTCATCAATGCTTTTTCAATTTCAGGGTGGTTCATCAAAGCAGCAGCTTGTCGAGCTGCATCAGCATCTGACAAACTTGTGTCCTGTGCAATTGCTTTGATTTGTTTTAGCTGATCCTCACCAGTAGTTGCTAGGCCTTCAATACGGCTGCGTTCGAGATCTGAAAGAGGCTTTCCTCCGTTAATGACATACTGTCTCATACCACGTGGAGTGTGGTTTTCTTTTATGTCAGCTTCCATGTCAGCTTTAATTAGCTTCAAGGCATCATTTCTTGCCTGTGCTATGTTAGCGTCTTTAACAGAAGCAAGTTCATTTACAAGAGTATCATACCTACGATGTAGGTCTGCAACATACAGAGTATAGTTTATATCGTTTGCCCTTGGGTTTATTTTCCTTGCTTGCGTTACTTGAGGGTTACTCAGAAAATCAGCTTCTAGCTGGTCGTGATGCTGTTCACGCAAAGGATCTTTAGACATCTTTTCCTGAAACTGCGCTAATTGAAGTGCATCCTTCATATCGTCTGGCGAAAGATATTTGCCAAGCATGACTTGCTCTACAGTCAAACGACCCCTCAAAGCCAGTCTGTTGTTAATTAGTTCAGTGTCAAGTGCAAGCCTTCCATCTGGTGTGATTGCTGTGATTTGTTTAAAGACATCAGAATCCATCCCAGGATATGCTAGATGCGCTTCTCGTTTAATCTCATCTACTTCTTGCAGGGTCAACGTGCCGTCTGCACCGTATGCGTCAGCTCGGCCACGGAGAAAGTCATCAAACTCTTGCTTTCGCAAAAAATCTTCGTTCTTGACTGCTTCTCTTTGCCCATCAATAATGTCTTGTTTAATTGCTTCTAGCTCAGCAGCACTGCCTGGGAAAGCCTCTTGAAACGTTTTACCGTTTGACCCACCAGAAGGCATTCTTAAAATAGCGTCAATTTGACCAACAGTAACACCGAAAGCTCCGCCTCCCTTTGCACCTAGTTTGAGGGCTTCCACCATACTGGCACGCTTTTGATAAGAAGGATTTGTGCCATTGATGCGAAGAATACCGGCAGGGCCTTCTTCGTTTAATACCTGTAGAAATGCGTTGTGGCGATCACGTTTTAGTTCTTTCTTTTGTGTTTCACGTTTGTCTTTTAAAAAATGAGAACGTCGATTATTAACTAACTCATCCAGTTTTGCATAGACACCCAGACCTGACAAAACTTCTGGCCTTGCCTTACCAGCAAAGTGCAGCTCCATGAACTTGCGTTTTGCTTGATCAAGTACAGCATCAAAGTCAGTAATTTTTTCTCCAGTCCGCTGTTCTGCTTCTTTAATGTGTTCTTCTAAGAAGTCTGGAAATCCGTTAAGAGTGTTTGTAAATAACTGCTTATGCTCAAACCAACGCTTCGTGTTTCTGTTTTGGTAAACAGTAAAAAACGCATCGACAAGAGACGAGTCAGCACCAGGACCTAGAATTTCTTGAACAGCATCTTGTGAAGCAAACTCAGCACGTGTCAAGTTGTCGTTCATTTTTTGGAACGCCAACATTTCATCATAGGTTACACCAGTTCTAGAAATGATGTCATGTGCTGCAGCAACCTTTTTTTCTTCCTCAGCCTTAAGGTACTGACCTACAAGACTTGCAGCAGTTGTGCTAAAGGCTGAGATGTTTTTCAGGTTTGTTTGCTGGACTTTGTTTTGATTATCTAGATTGGTGATTGCAGTTTGATAATCACGGGTAAGAGCGTCTCTGTAAGACTTTCTTTCCTTATTCTGCATTTGGAAGCTAACATCCCTGTTCTCTTCCTCAAAACTATTTACAAGCCGTTGTGTACGTAGGTGGATTTCACGTTGACGTTCAAGAGCTTGCTGGGCACGTTCTCTGCCCCTGATTTGTTTTTGTGTCTGCCTGTTAAATTTTTCAGTTTGATCAGGAGTCTTGATTTGAAACTCACTAAAACTGCCAGGCTTAGCGTATGTCTTGTAATTTTTTGGCATGGCAATTTACTTAAATCCTGCAATTGTAGAAGCATAACCAAGAGCAGTATTGATAAATGCAGCACCAAGATTAGCTTGATAAGGAATAGCTTCCATAGGCTCAGGACCTTGCTTAGGCTTATAGATTTCTTGGAACTCAGGCCGTGGCATGGTAAGAGGTTTGGGTAGAGGCGGTGCGATCTCTGGTTTCAACATGATGCTAGCTTCTGCATCTAGATCAGCTTGTGCACGTTGCATAGAAATCTGCACACGTGAAAGGCTATCGGCTGCCTCTAGGTTATTCCTAGACAACTCAAGGGCAAGATTGTCTTGCATGTTTTGATGACGTGCTACAAGCAAATCCATATCAACTTGTGACATGTTATCCATCAATTCATTTACAATATCATTCTCAGCAATGTTTGCTTCCATTTGAATAGCGTGCAAACTCTTGCCAACAGAACGGCCAGCTTGACCTCTAGATGCAGCTTGGCCTTTAGCCTTCAGAGCAGCGATGCTTGATTGCCGCATTTGTGCCATAGCTCCAGACTTAAGCTTTTTCTTCTTCATCTGCAAGCCATAAGCTTGTGCAGTGTAGTTTAGATAAGTCTCTTGCTCAGACAGCCCCAGCTCAATCTGCTGTTCCATCTTATTGCGGTCTTGCTGCAAATTAGCAAAACCATCAGCAATTTCGTTGAAACCTTTTTGTGCAGTAGCTTGGGCAACGGATTGCTCGTAAGCACCTAAATCACGGCTATGCTCGTAATCACGGATTGCCATTCCGTAATTCCAACGCTGCTGTTCAGTATTCTCTTGATATTTAATATCATTTTCGAGATTACGTATTTTTATGTCCTGCCCTGCAACGGCGTAATCATACGCCCGTTCCAACTCCTCACCTTCAAACTTGTATATGGCCTGGTTATACTCGTTTTGGCGTTCAGCTAGTTCGCGTTGGTATTTGTTTTGGCTGTAAGCACCACCAGTAAAGAGGTCAGCAAAGAAATTAGCGTTTTCTATACCAGAAACAGCTAGTTCTTTATCAATTAGGTTACCGCCTTTTGGGTTAAATTCTATTTCATTATGTCCAAACATCAAGCCCTCCTATAGAAACGTGGTGTATAGTTACCCTCCCACATCATTGCATTGACAGCAACAGGAAACGGTGAGTTGTTAAACATTTTCAGATCAAAGTTTTCAGTTCTTTGGTGGATAGGAATAGTAAATACAGTCTCGTTATCTAGCGGGACGTCGTTAGCAAGGTATGTGTTGGCTTCTGCAACAGGGTGTACATTAAACCATTCGTCAATAAAGAACTTAATATCCGCACCGTCTGCAGGAGCTGATGAAAAGACAATGGTTGTATCGTTGCTAAAAGTAAAAGCTGTATTAGACACACCATTTACAGTGACTTTTACATCTGACCTATCCACATACTCCAAGTCATTTTTGTTGAATGTAAATGTAGTAGTAGTACCATCACCTGTGAAGTCTACAGCGTAAGGTAGCCTACCGATTTGATTGAGCTTGAAGCTCATCATACCTGACAAACCGATAGCAAACTTCATCCTTGCAATAGTCAGGTTTGCTGTAAAATCAGTAATGTTGTTGTCTGGCCTGTAGAACGTACGTGGCAGCTCAACATCAAAGTTGTACTTATATCCGACAATAACATCACCAGCAACGTTCAAGGCACCTTCACCAGACGCCGTCAAATTTTTGTTGGGAATTACAAAGAAGCTTTCTGTAGCTGGAGCGTTAGGTCCATTTGTATCTGAACCACGCTCAGGAGTAATTGTAAATCCTGACTCAACAAACGCTCCGCCAGTTGTGTCACCCTTGATAATGATTATAGGTGTCAAAGACGTAGCATCGTTGTACGGAATGTAGCACTTAGTTCTGTTATTTGTGGCATCAAACACCACAGAACTAGACCCGATGTTTTTGTACAGGTCTACACAGGGGTTGACCTTCTCACCTTTGTTGTTGATGATAATAGCTTGCTCTGGGCTTTGGCTCAGTGCAGCTTTTAGCAGGGTAAACTGACCGCCTTGCTTAGTGACTGCATACATTTCGTCAGAATTAGTAGCTAGGAATTGTACAGTTCCTGGCATAATCCAACTAACCCAAGCTTGCATGAGGTTTCTTTCACCGTCGTTATAGTAACGGAACAAGAACACTTCATTTAGTGACTGACCACTCAAGGCAATCATGGAGTTCTGTGGACTAGAAATCATAAGATCTACGTCTTGTGAAATCCATTCCTTTACAACCCTCGAAACGTCAATAACCTGAGGGTTCTCTTGCTGACCACGAGTGACCATACTGAACACACGTGTATATCCAGGAGTCTTACTTACGAAGTTGATGTTTGTACCTACGTCAACAGGCTCAATATCACGATCAATTTCGTAGTTAGAAAGCGTTCGGATTGTAGTCAATGCAGGCGTCAGGACACCTGTATCAGAAAACATGATAAACTGTTGGTTTTCTGAGAACAGCACTACACCCTGAGGGGTAGGCAATACTGCGTGCAAAGAGGTAGGCCGTGTTGATGAACAGCTTATGTCAACAGGGTCTGAATCGATAACCGTTTGTGCAGTAGTGAAGAAGAAGTTATAGAAGTCTCCAGACCTACTGAGGATAACGTTATCACCAGAGATAAACCCTAGGCGGTTGTTGTGGAAGAACCCGCTAGTAATTTTGTTGTTGACAAAACTAGGCTGTGCGTTAGTTGTGTCATCACCTACCTGACGATCTACATAGTTGATCTGACGGAAGATAAAAGTGTCAGTCGCTGTATTGACCAACTCATGTGGCATGGTAGCGTTGTTCAAACCAACAGAGACTGTAGGATTGATAGTTTCTTGCCAGTAGCCCTCGCCACCTACACCGTTATGTGCAATGAACTTAACCCAATAGTCAGCATCGTTTGCACCAGTCAGCACAACTTTGATAATACGGCCATGCCTCGATTGCACAGGGAGGGTGCCAATGTCATTAACAACATCCTCAATTGCAATCAATGCAAGGTTGTTGATGCCACCGAATGCGTGCACATCCATGTCAGCAGTATGCTGCAGCTCTAATTCATTAGCGAACTTACTAACAGTGATGCCTGCGTGGGCACCTGTCATCGCCTCAATGTCAGTTTTCAAGTCAGTCAGTACATCTTCAGATGTTGACGACGATGTTGCTGTAAATGTAGCTGTCTGCTTTGCGCCACCAATAGTAATTTCTACGGTGTATACTGCATTGTTTGCTACAGAGTCAAGAACAATAGAAACTGACCGATCCGGATCGTATGAAGAATCAGCTACAGCAGCGTCAGCAGTTACATTATTTTTACTGTTGATGATGATACTTGTATCCTGGACAGTGATAACTTTGTAATTAGTCCTATCACCGTTTAGGTAGCTAGTGCCATCAGGGTAAGTTACAGTAGCTGACACACCTGTCAACGCATTCCAGATTGCGATGGTTGTGCCTTTGATTACACCAATATATTCTTCATCGTTATCCCGTTTGATAAAGAACCACTTACCACCATCATACGTGGAGCCTGTGCCTAGGTTCAGGATGTGCTCAAAACCAGGACGCTTGGTCAACCCGTAGGTTGCATCAGGGAATCCGTTGTAACACTCACGGACTTGTCCTGGCAGCTTCTTATCATCTGATTGCTTAGATACGCCACCAAGGTACGTACCAATCCGTTGAGTAATAGATGCCATTTATCGATAAAGAGCGTTATAGGGTTTGTAGCTTTGGTAACGATTGGTAGCTCCAGAATGTCCAAAGAACGTATAGTCACCTTGATTGCATTCATACTCCATAGCCATAGCTCTGGTGAATGCTTCCTTTTGTTGCAAGATTTGATATTGGCTAGTGTCGCCAACAATCCGACTAGAAGTGATAGCTGCAGCTCGTGCAGTGATGAAGTCAGCAATCGGTTTAGGCAGGTCTACCCAATCGAACAGCCAAACAATGTCACACTCGATGTCTTGCTCAAATGTATATGTGTGATGTGCCTTGTCATACAGTTTTCCGCTGCGACGGATGACGTCCAGTTCAACGTTAGCTGCGTTGTCAGTAGCGTCGATCTGCAGCATGTTGTTCGGGATCTCGATTTGATTATCTGTATTCCGAACCATCAAGTAATGGAACTCTTTGTTAAATGACCATCCCTCGCTCTGTACTTCCCGTGAGACTTCAAGCAAAGTCTGATAGGCAATCGCAACGTCCGGGTTGGTTT